CCTCGCCGAAGGCGGTCGCCGTGGCGCGGCGAGCCAGCCCGGCGAGGAGTGACCGACCCACGGCCTACGCCGCCCGGCGCAGGTCCGCGGCGACGCGGATCTTGCCGGCCGTCAGCGCGGCGGTGGCGATGGCGAGCTCGAACCGCTTCGCCCCGCTCGCGTCGGTGGCCACCCAGGTCGTGGGCGTTTGCGCCGTCGGCCCGGCCGCGGCCTTCAGGCCCGTGCTCGAGTACGCCGCGTTGTCGTACGCCGTCGCTGCCTTGACCGTCGTCGCGCCGACGGTCTCGAACCCAAGCGCGATCGTCGCCGAGCCGCCCGACGTCGGGACCGTGATCACGTCGTAGTGCGCGTGGTCGACGTAGTAGCCGGCCGGGAGCGCGGGCCCGAACACGATCGACCCGACGGCGCCGCCGTGGACGTCGAAGTCGTACTCGCCCACGAGCGTCAGGCGGTCCGCATAGTCCGCCCGCTCGGCGAGCATGCAGCGGACCACCGTGTCGGCCGACAGCGCGGCCCGCGTCGCGTGGCCGATCCGGGGCCCCTGGGGCTTGCTGGTGACCGTCTCGTCGATCGGGTCCCAGAACAGATCGGCCCCTTCGGCGATGGCGAGCCCCTCGGTCTTCGGCAGTTCGAAGACGCCGCAGGTGTACATGGCCCCGACCTCGCCGGACGCGACGTCCGCCGTCACCACGCCGAGGTTGTGCCCGACGAGCCGCAGGTCGCCGCCGGAGTACGCCGCCTCCGCCGTGAAGTTCTGCCGGTCGTCGTCCGCGATCCGATTCATGCTCGAGTCTCCTGTGGCGCCCGCGGGCGCCGGTTCGGGTCTTTCGGCCGATGTCCGGCGATCAGCTCGCGGCGACCTTCGCGGTGCCGAGTCGGCTCGTGGCCTGCACGTTGAAGGTCACGAAGACGATGAGCTTCGTCCCGCGCGTCTCGGGGTCGGTCACCATCTGCATCGACACGCCCTCGCCGGCGAGCTCCGTGCGGATGAAGACCGGGTGCAGCGTCGGGTTGCAGAACCCGTAGAAGCTCACCCCGTTGCCCTGCTGGCGGTCGAGCTCGATGTCGACGACCGCCGTGATCCCGTTGAGCCACGTCGGCCGGGGCCCGGTCGTGTTGCCCACGAGCTCGCTCGGGATGTACGTGGAGGCGTTCGCTCCGAGCAGCTGATCGATCTTCGTGCGCAGCGCGAACGGCGCGACGACGATCTCCAGGGGAAATCCGAGGTAGTCGGCGAGGCCGTCGCTGTCGGCCTTCAGCCGCTCGCCCTCGACGATGGCCTTGCCGAGAGCGTCGAGCGTCGTGATGGACGGGGCGCCCGTCGCGACGAGGTTGCCTCCGGTGTACACGAGCCCGTTCGAGCCCGAGAGTCGCGGCGACCCGCCGAGCAGCTTGTAGCAGAGCTGGTTCTTCAGCGTCCGCACGCGACCGCCGGCGCTCTGCGCCACGCGGCCGGCCACGTCGATCTGGCTGTTGATGTACAGCCGCCGCGACCATCCGATCTGACGGCCCCAGTCCTTGAGCGACAGCTTCTCGGCGGACTCGACGACAGAGCCGTACTCGGGCTTGCCGGACTCGCCGATCTCGCGGAGCTGCGGGAAGTTCGACGTGTCGACCGTCTTGACCTCCCGGTAGTCGTCCATGGACTGGTAGCCCGTCCAGACCTCGCAGGTCGACGGCGCCATGTCGTAGCCGTAGACGAACGCGATCCGCTGTGCGCCCGAGGCGATGACCGGCAGATCGCTCGTCGCGACCTCGCCGAGGCCCGTGCGCCGGTCGTACGTCCGGTTCCAGCGGCGGAGCGCCGCCGCGGACCGCTCGTTGAACGAGTCGGTCATCTCGTCGATGAGCTGGTCGCGGCTGAGGTGCGACGCGCGCGCGACGCCCTCGCGGATGAGCCGCTGCTCGGTGAGCCGCGCGAAGTCCAGCCCGAACTGGAGGTCCTCCGCACGATCGAGCATGGCCCGATTCACGTTGTACTTCTTCTCGAGGTAGTGCGCCGGGACGCCCATCCGACGAGCGAAGCCGTACACGAGCGCGGCGCTGGCCTGCGCGTCGTGGTCCTCGGTCACCTTCACCCCACCGCCGGCCGGGCGCGTCGGGTTCGCGGACGAGAGCCGCTCGGCCTCGATGTGCACCTTCTCGCGCGCCGTCGCGACGTCGCACGTCGGGTCATCGGCGAGCGCCTGCACGAACGCCGCACCATCGCCACCCATGTTCGAGATGAGCTTCCCCATCGAACGGATCTGCGACTGGCGCTGTGCCTCCTCGGCCTTCGCCGCGCGTGCGGCCTCGAGCTTCATCTGTGCGATCTCGGCCTCGGTCGGCATGGCCTCGGTCTCCTTCTGGTGCTGGTGCGAAAGCGTCTGCGCCCCGGGATCCGCCTGGACCGGGGTAAACGAGAGCTCGTACGGTCGCCACTTGGTGGCGAGCACGCGGGTGGTCTCGGCGCCTGCTACGCCGGCGCGTGAGAGCTCGACGTAGTCGAGGATCTCGACGCCCATCGACAGGTTCTTCTGGATGCCGTCGGCGACGTCGCCGACAAAACCGGCGTGCTTCAGGTCGCGCGAGAACTTGATCTTGGCCTTGCCAAGGCGGTCCTCGATGCGGGCGCTCCCCTCGGCGATCTTTCCGACCTGGTTGTCGGCGTAGGCGAGATGGTCCTTCAGGACCGCGGCCCCGGCGTTGTAGCGCGTGAGGTCCGCGCCGGCCGGGTCGAACTCCAGGACGAAGTCGCCGATGTCGTACGCGTACCGGTCGACCGGCGTGAACGCGTAGAAGACGACTTCGATCGTGTTCTCGGCCGGATCGAACGTGGACCCCGCAAGAGCCGTGTCCGTGCGCTGCGGCGAGGCCTTCAGGTCCTCGAGCTTGCGGAGCTGTACTGAACGCGCGTGCGGCATGCTGGAACCGTAGAGGCAGGCTCCGGCGGATGTCCAACGCCGTACAGCGTCAGCTATGGCGCGGCGGTGGGATCCGGGACGGTGGCAGTCGGCTGCGCCTGACCGGCCGCACTGGACGCTGTCGGGTCGGAGTCGAACCGGAGCCCGGCGGCAGCACACGCGTCGCGGTAGCGCTTCTCGGCGGCGATGTACTCGGCGAGCGAGAGGCCGGTCGTCGCCTCGATCTCGACCTCGTGCACCGCGAGCCCGGCCCGCAGCAGCGCCTGCGAGCTCTTCGCTTGCTTCTCGCCGTCCACCTCCATGAACGGAGGCAGGCGCCAGCGAACCGGGTAGCCCTGCACTAGCACCCGTCCCGTCAGGAGCCGACGCTCCTTTGAGCGGGCGGCCTCTGGCAGGAGCCCCGCTGCGATCGCCGCGTCGATGAACTGCACCCAGACGCGACGCATGAACAGCGGGATGATCAACTCGGTCTGCGCGTACCTGACGGCGCGCCGGCTGTCGAGCTGCCCCGCCCGAAAGCTCGTCCAGTTCACGCGGGAGAGGTCACCGCCCGACTCGTACGTCAGCCCGGCCGCGGTCAGGATCTCTTGTTTGGCGAGCGTCGAGACCTCGCCAAATCCGCCGGACGCCTGGGGCGTGTTGAACTCCACGTTCTGGCCGGGAGCGAGCCGCGCGACGGTGCCCGGCACCATCTCCTCGATGGGAGAGCCGTCCGCCGCGGTCTTGCCGCTGGCCGTGATCGTGCCGTCCGGATCCGACTCGCTCGTCACGAACGCCATCAGGGCCGCCTCGGCGCCAGCGCGGGTGTGGATGCTCTCGCGATAGAGCTGCATGTCGCGCAGCGCCACCATCACCGGCGAGAGCACCGACACGCCGAGGCGCTGCCCCGCGTGCTGCGCCTCGTGCAGGTGGAAGACCTGCGCCTCCGGCACGCGCACCACGCGGCCGCTCGCGTACTGCCCCTTCGGGTCCTCCTCGTACAGGTGATAGGCGGTCGGGCGGCCGAGCGGGTCGACCTCGACACCGTTGATGACCCGGTTGCCGCTCGTGAGCGGGCCGTTCACGTGGCGCGCGATGAACTGGTCGCCGAGCAGCTGAATCTGCAGCGGCACCGTCAGGCCGTCAGCGAGCCGGCGCGCCCGGAACCGGCCGAGCACGTTCCCGTCGCGCTTCCACGACTCGATGGCCAGGGCCTGAAGGCCGTAGATCGTCTGGTAGGTCTCGGTGCTCGCCTCGCGAGCCCACTCGTCCCAGACCGCGTCGATATCCGCGTTGAGGGTCTGATCGGCGGTCGCCGCCCGCGGCACGATCCCGGTGAGGGAGTCGCGAAGCTTGCTCAGGATGATCGCCGCGTTCGCGTCGTTCCGCTGCAGGTCCTGCGCCCGGGCTGCGAGCGCGGGCCCGTCCTGCGCCACGACCTCGTTCGCGCCGCCCATCGCACGCCGCCAGGACTCGTGTCGCTCCGATCTCGCGCCGTCGTAGTTCAGGCGAGCCGACGCCCGCCGCGCCCCCATCCGTCCGAGCATCAGACCCCCCACCGCAGACGACCAGCCTTCCGACGGGTCGCGCTCACCATGCCGAGCTGCCGCTCGAGGTCGCCACGCGCCTTCAGCATCTCGGCCGTCGACTTGTACGTGGCCGACTGCGTCCCGCCCTCGGGCGTCGAGTACGACGTCTGTAGCAGCCCCGACCCGATCGCCTCGTTCAGCGCATCGAGGCGCGCCCTCAGTACAGCTTCTGTCGCCACGACGGCCTCCTGTTCGCCCAGTACTCCGACTTCGGAGCGTGGTCGGTCCTTGCAGCCTTCGGCGGCGGCGCCGGCGTGTCCACGGACTCGCGCTCGGTGTACGTCGTCAGCGATGGCGCAGGACCCGCCGGGGGCAGATCTGCGCGCTGGCCGCAGGGCGCCGGGAACATCCCCCGGTTGATTCCCATCATCGCGGCGTAGGCACCGACCATGCAGTCGAGCGCCTCGTTCCGGTCGACGCCCTTCTTGAGCTTGAAGGTCCGCACCGCCCGGCCCGTCCGCTTGTTGACCGCCCGGACGAGCTCCTCGGCGCAGATCTGCGCGTAGTAGTCCGTCGGCAGTGCCGGGGCCGTGACCTTCGGGAAGCGCAGAAACCCAGCCTGCCCGAGCCGGAGCGAGAGCCGATACTTCGCGAGCCCGACGTTGATCGAGACGACGGTCGCCCTGCCCTTGTGCCGCGCGACGCCCTGCGGCCACACAGGGATGTCGGTCGCGACCCCGCTCGTAGACAGCCCCTTCGTCGCGAAGATCCGGCGGGTCTGCAGCCGGAACGTCCGGATGAACCAGTACACGGTGTCAGCGTGCTTGCCCGCCCCGGAGTCGACGCCGCCAGCGGCGATCGTGAGCCCCCCGCGAGGCGTCCGGAAGCTCGTGCCGAGGAGCCGGGCGCACTCCGACCACACCGGAGCGCCGCGCGCCGGCGCGTCGCCCCACAGGATCCAATGCCCGACGAGGCAGCCGTGCTCGGCCGCGTCCCAGCCCCAGACGCTCACCTCGAGCCGGTCGTCCTGCACGTCCACGAACGCGGTGAGCACCTGCACCCAGCCCGGGACCTCGATCGGCTGGCCAGCCCCCCAGCCCGCTTCGGCGCGCGCCGCGAGCTCGTGCTCGTCCGGCCCCGACGTCGAGCGCCACGCCTCCGCGAGGTCGAGCGTCACGAAGTCGCGCATCTTCACCGGGTCGGACTTCGCGGCGACGAACTTCGCGGCGAGCGCACCCCACGTCACACGACCGAAGGGCGAGTAGAGCGCGTTCAGGTGGAATCCGCGAGCGTTCGGGCGGGACGGCGTGGCAGTCGCGCGCCACCGGCCCGCCGCGAGCATCCCGACCTTCGCGTCGTGCGGGATCCAATGGCCGCACCCGGCGCACTCGTAGCAGGCCTCGAGCGGG